AATGACAATGTAGCAGCAGAATGGTTTGCACCAGCAGGTTTAAATCGTGGTGGAATTCCAGGAGCAGCCGGTGTTAGAACTCGTTTGGCACAAGCACAACGAGATCAATTGTATGAAGGAAAAGTCAACCCAATTGCTCAGTTCCCAGGACAAGGTATCTGCGTGTGGGGTCAAAAGACATTACAACGTCGAGCATCGGCACTTGATCGAATCAATGTTCGTCGCTTATTAATCGCAGTGAAGAAATTTATCGCAAGTTCGGCACGGTTCCTTGTATTTGAACAAAATGTTGAAGCAACTCGTCGTCGTTTCTTGAATATCGCTAATCCGTATTTAGCAAATGTGCAAGAACGATCAGGTCTGTACGCATTCCGTGTTATTATGGATGAAACCAATAATACACCAGATGTAATTGATCGTAATATCTTAGTTGGTCAACTGTATCTTCAACCAACAAAAACTGCTGAATTCATTAAACTTGAATTCAACATTCTCCCAACAGGTGCAGTATTTCCTGGGGCGTAATAAATTGAGTTATATTTTTACTTTATCGACTATTTATAGTTAAATCAGTTAGGAGATACAAATGGCAAACAATATAGTAGCCGAAAACGAAATTTTCTTCACAGCGTTTGAACCAAAAGTCAAAAATAGATTTTTATTATTGATTGAAGGCATTCCCGCGTATCTCGTAAAGAAAGTTGCCCGACCTGTATTGAATCAAGAAGCAATTAAATTACCGCATATCAATACTGTTCGTTTCGTGAAAGGTGTTAGTGTATGGCAAACAATGGAAATGACGCTCTATGATCCAATTGTACCGTCAGGTGCACAGGCAGTTATGGAATGGGTCCGTCTTCACCACGAATCGGTCACGGGTCGTGATGGATACGCTGAATTCTACAAGAAAGATTTAACACTCCAACTTCTTGGACCTGTTGGTGATAAGGTTGAAGAATGGATTATAAAAGGTGCACAAATCACCAAAGTAGATTTTGGTGGATTGGAATGGAGTGATACGGGTGAAGTTGCAGAAATTACCCTAACCATCCAACCAGATTATTGCGTACTCAATTATTGATATACGAATAACTGTAGTTATAAACTCCCCTGTGGTAGAAATATCACAGGGGAGTTTTATATTTTCTATCATAAATGTGAGTTGAATACATTAATTCCATATTTATATAGAGGCAGCGTGGATACTTTTTATAGGTGTATAATATGGCAGAACTGACAGAATTCAATGTAGGTCAGGGTGAAACATTTCGTATCGCAGCAACCATTATCAGCGATAGTGGAAGTATCCCACTTAATATAACCGATTATGTGTTTAGTGGTCAAGTTAGAGAAAATTATACCACCGATGAAATTGCCGCTACATTTAATATTACAAAGCTTACCCCATTAAATTCTGGTTCAATTATTGTAGAGTTAACTCCTGATCAAACATTGACACTAACACAACGAAAATATGTGTACGATGTAAATATGGTTAGTGGATCAGTTAGTCCAATAAAACGAAGAATCCTAGAGGGAGCATTGACGGTACGCCCCACAGCTACGAGATAATTAATGAGTGGATCATTACGGCCAATTAACTTAGGTGTACCAGACATAACCGTTGTAGTCAGAGAAAATAGTGACGCTAATAAAGTTTTAATAGATGTACCAAATATTAGTGTTAATATTGAAACATCACCTGACTATAAGGTAAGTGTACAACCCAGTTCGTTAGTAGTTCAACGAACGGGTTCTTTGCCGTCGCTAGCGGTGTCTGCGTTATTTGCAAACACAGCTAGTTATGCACTTTCAGTTAGTGGTTCAATTGATACTGCTATATCCGCGTCCTACGCACAAACTGCATCGTACGCACTCAACGCAGGGTCTGGTACAACCGGACCCACAGGACCACAAGGTACCACCGGTGCAACGGGTATACAAGGCTCGACAGGACCACAAGGTATCGTTGGTGTTACTGGTGCTACTGGTATTCAGGGGGCGACCGGTATACAAGGCATTACTGGACCAACCGGACCACAAGGCATTACCGGCGTTACTGGCGCCACTGGTGTTCAAGGTGAAACCGGTGTACAAGGTATCACTGGACCCACAGGACCACAAGGCATTACTGGACCCAGTGGATCACAAGGTATCGTTGGTGTTACCGGTGCCACTGGGGTGCAAGGTGAAACCGGTGTACAAGGTAACACCGGACCCACAGGACCACAAGGTATCATTGGCGTTACTGGCGCCACGGGTATACAAGGCATTACTGGCCCAAGCGGATCACAAGGCATCACTGGACCAACTGGATCACAAGGTATTGCCGGTGTTACTGGTGCCACTGGGGTGCAAGGTGAAACCGGTGTACAAGGTATCACTGGACCAAGTGGACCAAGCGGGCCAAGCGGATCACAAGGTATCACTGGACCAACTGGACCAACCGGACCACAAGGTATCGTTGGTGTTACTGGCGCCACTGGGGTGCAAGGTGAAACCGGTGTACAAGGTATCACCGGACCCACAGGACCACAAGGTGTTACGGGATCCACAGGACCAATGCCTGCTGGTGCAATTAGTAGTTCTGATCAATTCAATGCCTTATCAGGAACGACTGCATCGTATGCAACAACAGCATCCTACGCACTTAATGCACCGGGAGGTATCGGTGTAGGATTCCCCTTTAGTGGGTCAGCTGTTATCACAGGGTCACTCTATGTAAGTGGTAGTGGTGTTTCTGGTAGTCTAACAGGTAAAATTTCAGCGTCTAATGTTAATGTGGGCATACCAACATCAAATAATTGGCAATCCAGTTTAAACGGGTCATACTTTAATAATTTTACTCCGCAAACAGATATTTCTGAAATATTGCGTTTCGTAGCAGGATTATTATCATCCTCCGCACCCGATGCATCACCAAATACAAAAATCTATAGCACCTATACATCAAATGTAGGGGGCACAGGTACAGGTACAGCACTAACTGGTAGAATTCCGAGTGCAAGTAGTAATGCAACGATTAATTATTTAAATACGAAAGGATTTGCCACTAGCGGTAGTGCAATCTTTTCTGGTATTACACCAATATATAATGCAAATTATGCATACACCTATACTTCGGTATCTGCAGGATCTACAACGGTATCTTCCTCGGTGGATGCGCAACTCTTTGGATTGGGTCCATTATTATCAGGTACTCCCACAAATTTCAGTGTGTCGGGATCGTTTACATTTAGATTTAAAAATAATAGTGCAAAAACAGATACAGATACATCAAGTTCTGGACAAATTATTACCCAAACTGGGGCAGGAACTACTAGCGGTGTATCACTTGCGAAAATCAATACCGCTAATCCCGCAGTTATTCCGGCAGGATATCAAGATGGAAAATACGCAACCGTATTTTCTCCATATCTATACAGTGGGTCGGCAAGTGGTGTAAGTGCAAGTGGATATTATCATATTTCTGCCTCTATTGCAATTGCTAGTAGTTCAGGAAACTATAGCACTCCGATTGCAAGTAATGTGGAAATATTCTGGGCACCCACAGCAACCATTAGTACCAATGTACCTACACAAACTCCGGCAACGGGAAGCACCACAATTACAGCATTAACTGCCACCTCACGATCATTGAGTGGCGCTCCATATTTAAGTGGATCTACATACGGAATTTCAAGTTCTGTTACAGGAATATTTAATCCGCTGTATTATGCCAGTACTATTGCTACGGTTACTGCTACAACGGTAACCAATACGAGTGGTATTATATCCGTTGCAATGTCCGCTGGTACGCCCAGTACAATTTCCACGGTGAACGCGGTGTTTGATTCTACAGGAACAACGGTACGCGCATCGTCAACGATTCCAAAAGAAGATGATATTATCAAATTAGGTGGGGCATATGTTTTTGCACCAGGTGCTACAAACAATGTGAGCCAAATTGGTACAGGATCATCTACATTTACCTTTACGGTAACTGGATATAATTATAACGGTAGTACCACTGCAAAAAGTAGCACTGTTAGTTTCCATACCGCCGGTGCATTTGGACAACCAGCCGCCAGTGGTGGTCTTGCCTATTATGGCGCTGGACAATCCACGGACACATCTACTGCACTAGTAGAATCATTTGTTGGGGAAACCTATCGAATTCAAGCAACGGATGCAGTACTAACATTTAGTGGTAGTGCATGGAATACCGCATCGGCATTTTATACATTGGGTAATACCGACTTACAAGTAAAACCTGGATATGTAGTCAAACCCGGCGGCACCTATGGATATTGGTTAACCAATCCAAGTAGTACTAGTGATTACAAATATTATATTCGTAAGTTTACTACCTCTGGTACTAAAACCACAATGACCATAAACGCAGGACAAGTATTATCCGATTGGCAAACTTCGGGAAGTAATTCTGTTGCTGCATTGATATTATTTGAATCATCCGTGAGTGGTAGTACCGCCAGTGGTACTCCATTAACCACTGCACGATTCTATGATCCAACAAAAACCATATCAAACTTTGTGGGAAATGTACCAGCAAATACCGATGGGCAAAATCCCTTTGGTTCCACCATCGCGTTGTATGGTAATACTGGTGGTAGTTTGGCAAGTACTACCTATACAATGCCGATAAGAAACGCCGATGGTATTTATGTAGAATCGGTATATAATGAAGTGTATGTGATTGTCCGATACAAGGGAGATCCAACCCCCGTGTCCAGTATAACAGTTGCTTTTAGTTAGGAAATACAATGCCAATAGATAATTCCAAAAAATCATCACGACTTTTACAAAGTAGACGGTATACGCATGATGGGTATACGGATGGACAAGAAGCATTTACATCCGTACTGGATATTAATGCGGCTGAAGTGTATACGGATCAAAATTTAATTCCATCAAGTAGTTTACCATTTAGCGGAAGTGGACAGAGTGGCACAACATATTCTGTTAATGGGCAATCCGTATTAAAATATTATTATCGTCAAACCATGACCAAATCCAACCTCAATAATGAGGTGTGGTTTGTAGTAGATCCATCGGGGTCAAGTGCTGGTATCGGTGCTCAATTAATTGACGCTAATCAAAAAACAAGTTTTATTTCACCAAAATATTCAGTACCGGCGTTAGCAAACGCCACTGCAGAAGATAGTCCTCCTGGATATTTGGCACGAGTATTCATAACCACTACTGGGTCGGGTGTTTTACCAGCTGACCAAGTATCCACTAACAATTATGCATTTGATTATAAGACCGGCGTTCTACAGTTTAGTTCTTCCGGGGTCGCCCCATCAAATTCACAATATGTGTCTATTACGGTAAATCAGTC